ATTCTAGATGAAAGTATGACTGCATACAATGAAATGTATTCTTGGATGCGCAGACTGGTTGACGCACCACTAGTGTCCGCCGCAGACAGAACCGGAACTCAGGTTCCTTCCTATGCAGACATCACACTTTCTGTTTTATCGTCAAACAATAATCAAGTTAAAAAGTTCAAATACTATGAGTGTGTACCAACCGAATTAGGATCGATCAGTTTTGAGACAACCAACGCCGGTACAGATTTTATAACATTCAACGTTTCATTTAGGTTTACATACTTCGAACTTGAATAGACGACTATATAATGCAAAAGGTTTATTATGATTGATTTGAAAGAACTACATGCAGAATGGGCGGATGACTCCGCAATCGATAACGTGCATCTAGATGAAACCTCTAGACAGACACCATTCCTTCACGCAAAATATTTAGAAAAACTCTCGACAGCCAAACTGTTATTGAAACGTGCAGAGTTTTCACAAAAAACATTACTTAAAAATAAATGGTTGTACTACAACGGTAAGATGGATCAAGAACAACTGGCAGAGTTTGGTTGGGATCCTGATCCGTTCAATGGACTAAAGATCCTAAAGGGTGAGATGGAATACTATTACGACTCAGATCCAGAAATCCAAAAATCAGAAGAAAAGATACAATACTATAAAACCGTAGTAGAAACTCTATCAGACATAGTATCACACATCAACTGGCGACATCAAACGATTACAAATATCATTAAATGGAAACTCTTCGAATCCGGAAACTAAATCACGCCAATCTTCACATCGAATGTGATCATGGTGCAGCCGAGGAACTCAAAGAGTATTTTTCTTTTTATGTTCCTGGCTATAAATTCATGCCTGCCTATAAACGTCGGGTGTGGGATGGTAAGATACGTCTGTTCGATACTCGCACAGGCGAACTACCAGCAGGACTTGTATATCACTTATTGAAGTTTATCCAAACTCGTAAGTATAACTTTGATCTGGTCAAAACAGAATATGGTATGCCGTACTCTGAGGATAAACCGGATGCAAAAGAATTTTTAAATTTTGTTGAAAGTCTAGGTTTACCATTCAAGATCCGTGAGTATCAGTTTCTTGCATGTATCGAAGGATTGAAACGTAAGAGATCTATTCTCGTATCACCTACTGGTTCGGGTAAGTCCCTGATCATTTATCTACTGATGCGGTGGTTTATGAAACAACACCGTAAGAAAGTGTTGATCATTGTACCGACAACATCACTGGTTGAACAGATGACGAACGACTTTGTTCAGTATGGTATGAGTGAAGAGTTTGTTCATAAGATCTACTCAGGTAAAGATAAAGACACCAATAAACCTATTGTGGTTACCACTTGGCAGTCGATCTATAAATTACCCAAGTCTTGGTACGCACCATTCGGTATGGTACTGGGTGATGAGTGTCATGGATTTAAATCTAAGTCTCTCATGAATATCATGAACAAGGCCACCGAAGCAGAGTATCGATATGGTACGACTGGTACACTAGATGGATCTGAAACCCATGAACTGGTGTTGCAGGGATTGTTCGGTAAGACATTTAAAGTTACTACAACTAAGGAACTACAAGATAATGATACACTGGCACCTCTTGATATTAAGCGTATTGTTCTTAACTATTCAGATGTGGTGAGGAAAGAGTTCGGTAAAAAAACATATCAAGAAGAAATCGACTGGATTGTATCAAATGATAAACGGAACAAGTTCATTACAAACTTGACATGTGACCTAAAAGGTAATACACTAGTATTATTCAACTATGTGGAAAAACATGGTAAACCATTATATGACCGTATAAATACTAAAGTAGGTGAAGATCGAAAAGTGTTTTTCGTATCCGGTGAGGTCGCAACATCTGATAGAGAAGCTATTCGTGGTATTATGGAGAAACAAAAGAATGCAATCATCGTCGCTTCCTTGGGAACTTTCAGCACTGGTATTAATATACGCAATCTCCATAATATTGTTTTCGCTTCACCAAGTAAGTCACAGATTAGGGTACTGCAGTCCATTGGACGTGGTTTGCGAAAGTCCGATGATGGAAGAACCACCACCCTCTACGACATTATAGATAATCTTGTATGGGAAGGTAAACCTAACTTTTCTAAGTTACATGGAGACCATCGAAATGCTATTTACGAAAAAGAACAATTTAACATCCAAACACACAAAGTAAAAATATGAGCAATCCATCTGTTAAACAATTTAAACTAACGAATGGCGATGAAATTATATGTGAAGTCCTACAATGGGATACCGAAGATGAAGCCGGATTAATTATTCGCGCCGTCCTAAAACTTATTCTAGGTGAGGATCCTGATAAGAATCTTAGGTTCTATACATTCAGACCATGGATGGGATTTGTGACGGATCCAAATGATTTGCATACTCTCAACTCTCAACATATTCTTGGTGAGGTTACTCCCACTAAGGAATTGAAAAAACTTTGGAGTCAGACCATTCACAAAATGCTCGCTGCGTCGGATGATAAGAGGGTTCACTTTAATGTCGATGATTTTAACGACATGGACGACGATGAAGTCAACGACTATATAATTGATAGGTTGAGAGAACAGGACGAAGATTTCGACGAAAATGTGAGTGATAATATTATTCAATTTAAACCAAAAACAACCTTACACTAAAATGGTATATCCCCGCTTCTCAAAAGGATCTTTAATATTATACACCGATTCGTAAGATTCGTCAACCCCAAAAATAATTTATTTTTTACTTTACAAGACGTGAATAATTTGATATAATAACATTATCAATTGAATGGAACATTATGGCCAGAGAAAAAAGAAAAAGCATACACTATGTCAACAACGCAGAATTTTCTAATGCAGTTGTAGACTATGTTTCCAAAGTCAATGAGGCTAGGAAATCACAAAAGACTATTCCAAAAGTACCAGACTATGTGGCGCAATGTTTCTTGCGTATCGCAGAAGGACTATCACACAAGGCAAACTTTATTCGTTATACCTACCGTGAAGAAATGGTAATGGATGCAGTCGAAAACTGTCTCAAAGCAATCGGTAACTATGACATAGAAGCGGCCACCAGAACTGGTAAACCAAATGCATTCGCATACTTTACTCAGATATCGTGGTATGCATTCTTACGTCGTATTGCAAAAGAGAAGAAACAACAAGATATCAAGATTAGTTATCTAACCAACTCCGGTATCGAAAACTTTATCTCTACACAAGATGCAGATGATATATCTCAGGCTGTTATCGGTTCATTCGTTGATACACTAAAGGATCGAATTGATAAGGTAAAACAATTTGACACAGAGATCTCTCACTTTGTCAAAGAAGAAAAACAAAAACGTAAGAAAAGAAACGTGACTGTTGATTCAGACTTATCGGAGTTTATGAAATGAGAAAAGACTACTTTGTTAAACTTTTTGCAGAAGGTGATGATTTGATCCTACCAATTCCTGAGGAAATTATGGATGACATGGATTGGAAGGTTGGGGATAATCTAAAGTTTACCACCGACTCCAATTGCATCCAGATCACCAAAGAAGTTAACATGGAAACCGTATTAGATAATTTTAGAGAATTTGAAGGTCAATGAAAATTGCAGTTTTGAACGATACCCACTGTGGTATTCGAAACTCATCTGAAATATTTTTGAAGAACGCCGAAGATTTCTATAGTAATGTATTCTTCCCAGAATGTGAGAAACAAGGTGTAACTCAGATACTTCATTTGGGTGATTATTATGATCATCGTAAGTATGTAAACTTTAAGGCACTCAATCACAACCGTCGAGTGTTCTTAGACGAAATAAGATCTCGTGGTATGTCAATGGATATTATCCCAGGCAACCATGACACATTTTTCAAAAATACAAACGATTTAAACTCACTTAAAGAATTACTTGGTCACTTCATGAACGAGGTGAACATTGTGATGGAACCAACCGTGATGGAATATGGTTCTTTGAAGATAGCATTACTCCCTTGGATATGTACAGACAATCATGAAAAGTCACTCGAATTTATTGCAAATGCAAAGGCTGACTGGTTGGGTGGACATCTTGAACTAGGTGGTTTCGAAATGATGAGGGGTGTGACAAGTAAAGAAGAAGGTCACATGACTAAGGATCTGTTCAAGAAGTTTGAACTGGTTCTTACTGGTCACTTTCACCATGCGTCTAGACAAGACAACATATGGTATCTTGGTAGTCAGATGGAGTTCTTTTGGTCAGATGCCCATGATCCAAAACATTTCCACATCATTGATACTGAGACACGTGAGATACAGAAGATAAGAAATAATTACACTTTATTTCAAAAAGTGCTTTACAATGACGTGGAAAACGACTATAATGATTTTGATGTTTCCAAACTGGCGAATCAGTTTGTAAAGGTCGTCGTAGTGAATAAAATGGATAACTTTGGATTTGATCGTTTTATCGACCGGATCCAGAATGAAAACATTTATGATTTGAAAATTGCCGAGAACTTCAGCGAGTTCATTGGTTCTAACGTTAATGATGAAGGGCTACAGGTGGACGATACTCCAAAGTTGATGGACGACTATATTGATGGAGTAGAGACAGATCTAGATAAACAACGTATCAAGATCAAAATGCGTGAGTTGATGACGCAAGCGCAAGCCTTAGAAGTTGCATGATAATATTTGAAAAGTTACGTTACAAGAATTTCTTGTCAACCGGAAACAAATTTACAGAGATTGAACTAAACAGATCCCAGTCTACTTTGATTGTAGGTCAAAATGGTGCAGGGAAATCTACAATGTTGGATGCACTTGCGTTCGCATTGTTTGGTAAACCACACCGCAATATCAACAAACCACAGTTGATCAATTCAATCAATAAAAAGAATTGTGTTGTCGAGGTTGAATTCAGAATTGGATCCTCTAATTTTAAAATCAGTCGGGGTATCAAACCAACTGTATTTGAGATCTGGAAGAATGGGACACTGATCAATCAGTCGTCGGATGCCAGAGAATATCAGAAGATCCTCGAAACCAATATTCTTAAGATCAACCACAAGTCGTTTCACCAAGTTGTGGTACTTGGTTCTTCTTCTTTCATTCCGTTTATGCAACTGTCTAACAGTCACCGTAGGAATGTCATTGAGGATCTACTGGATATTGGTGTGTTCTCTAAGATGAATGTCATTCTCAAAGAAGAGACTGCAGTTCTAAAGGATCAACTCAAAGAGATTGCATACAAGATCGATATCACAAAGAACAAGGTGGAGACACAGACAAAGTATATTGCAGACGTACAACAGATCACGGCTCAGAATACTGCATCCAAGAAATCAACCATAGACGAAAATCAGAAACAGATCCAAACCCTGACTGAAAAGAATGTGGAATTATCTGAAAAGGTTGATGGTGAACAATCACCACTTGAAGAAAAACTAAAGACACTCAACAATCAGAAACAGAAGTTCTTAACCTACAATGCGAACTTCCAAACCCAGATGAAGAGTATCACCAAGGATGCAAAGTTCTATGAGGATAATGATAACTGTCCTACTTGTTCACAACCAATCGATAGTGAATTAAAAGAAAAGAAACTATCATCTGCAAAAGACAAGGCTAAAGAACTCAAAGATGCGATGGATAAACTATCCAACGAGTCCGGTTCTGTTGAAGAATCTATCAGTCAGGTAAATGATCTACTAGCCGAGGTCAGGTCTTGGTCGAACGAGATCCATTTAAATAATAGTGAGATTGGTCAACTACAAAAACAAATTGGTTCTCTACAAGATGAACTGAACAATACTGTAGACACAGATCTCGAAAAGGCCAATGCGGAACTCAGAGAGATCAGAGACACACTTAATGATCTCAATGATACCAAGATGGAAAGGAATGAGGAATACTCATACAAACTTGCCATTGCAGAAATGTTGAAAGACACTGGTATCAAAACTAAAATTATCAAACAGTACCTTCCGGTTATGAACCAATTGGTCAATCAATATCTGCAAGTACTAGACTTCTTTGTTCACTTTGATCTTAATGAAGAATTTAGTGAAACAATCAGATCGCGACATCGTGATGATTTCTCGTATGACTCATTCTCTGAGGGTGAGAAACAACGTATCGATCTCGCGTTACTATTCACTTGGCGTCAGATAGCCAAGATGAAAAACTCAGTTGCTACAAACTTACTAATTCTTGATGAGACTTTTGACTCTTCTTTGGATGAGTATGGAATTGAAAACCTATTCAAAATTCTGCATACACTTGGTGACGATAGTAATATTTTTGTCATTTCACACAAG